CGCAACGTAGAAGCGACCGGATGAACGCCACGTTAGGCCGGTAACGTGTGGCACGCAAGCAGGATCATTTGTGGTGAATGCGCAGGCTGATGCGCACGGGAGTACTTGAAGCTGCGTAGTCTTTCGGGCGTAAGCCTTGAATGCGTAATTCGCGGCAAGCCGGAGATCAGCGCCGGCCACCACAACTAACCCCAGTATGCGGAAATGGGCTCCGCCGCCAGCCTGTAGGCGCACAGGCCCAAGCCCGACTTGGTTATAGCGGTAGCCCTTCGCAAGAGGGGGTACACGCATGCTGATTGCGCCGGATACATGGTGCGCTTGAGCCGAGGATCAAGCCGGTTAAAGTCAGTCAGCAGCCGTGTATTACCGGTAGTTTCGTTGTTGCCCGTCTCCCTTCCTTAGTCTTGGACTTGTCCGCTGTTGCTCACAAGGCGATAGCGGATCTTTTTTTGCCATTACGTTGCACCGTGTTAATCGTGGTATGGTAACATGCGTCATGGAAACTAACCGTGACGGAAAGATGCTTACTTACGAAATTGCAAGTGAATGGCTGTCGTATAACCCTGAGACCGGGATCATTACCAACATTAAGTCTCGCCCTGGCGCACCTGCTGGCATTGAAGCTGGGACGCTGATGGGGCTTGGGTACAAGCGCATCATCTTCGCTGGGAAGCATTACTACGCCCATCGCATCGCATGGCTTCTCACTCACAAGGAGTGGCCCCGCCACATAGACCACGTTAACCGAGACAGAGCAGACAATCGCCTTGCCAACCTGCGTAATGTAACGCCTCAAGAGAACTGCCAGAACAGAGAGCGCAACAAGACTACGGGGAAGTACGGGAAGGGCGTCATCAAGTCAGGTAAGCATTTCTATGCCGTCATCCGGTCAAAAGGAATCAAGATTTGGCTTGGATCATTCAAGACCCCAGAGGAGGCTGCTGCCGCATATGTCGAGGGCCGGAAGTTGCACCATCCCCTTTTTGCGAGCGGTAATATTTCCTGAGTGCATGTGCTATCATCGGGCTATCGAAACGAGGCTGGATAATCCGAAAGGAACCCGGTAGAGCGATGACTGACAAGCCAGTAAAAAAAACTAAGAGTAACTTGCCCGGTCCCGGTCCCGGCCGGCCCAAGGGCATCCCCAACAAAACCACCCAGGCGGCGAAAGACGCAATCGCGATGGCTGCTGACCGGCTCGGCGGCGTGGATCGCCTGGTCGCATGGGCGCAGGAAGAACCGCAGAACGAACGCGCCTTCTGGTCGAGCATCTACCCGAAGCTCCTTCCCCTGCAAGTCAATGGCGCTGGCGCTGCCGGCGAGCACCTGGTGGGCGTGAAGGTCGAGTTCGTGCGCGCCAAAGCACCGGAATGAACATCCAGATCCCGGAGCCGTTCGCGTTCCTGTTCGGGCCGATGCGCTACAAGGTGCTATACGGCGGTCGCGGCAGCGGCAAGAGCGTGAACGTGGTCAAGGCGCTGCTCATCATGGGCATGCAGAAGAAGCTGCGCATCCTTTGCACGCGAGAAGTGCAAAAGTCGATCCGCGATTCCGTCAAGGCGCTGCTGGACGACGAGATCGGCAAGATGGGCCTGAGCGAGTTCTACGAATCGCTCGATCAGGAAATCCGTGGCAAGAATGGCACCCTGATTATCTTCGGCGGCCTGGCAAGCCATACCATCGACTCGATCAAGTCACTCGCAAATTGCGATATCTGCTGGGTAGAAGAAGGACAATCGGTCTCCAAACGCTCTTGGGATGTGCTGCTGCCCACCATTCGCGGCGATGGGTCCGAGATCTGGATCACGTTCAATCCCCAGTTGGAGACGGATGCCACCTATCAGCGGTTCGTGGCGAACCCGCCGCCGAATGCGCGCGTGGTCAAAGTCAACTATGACGCCAATCCATTCTTTCCCAAGGTGCTCGAAGAGGAGCGCCTGAACACGCTGCGCACCGATCCCAAGGGCTATGCGCAGATATGGGAAGGCGCCTGCCTGCCTGCTGTCGCTGGCGCCATCTACTATGACGAGGTTGCCAAGGCTGAAGCTGAGGGGCGCATCTGCAATGTCCCCTATGACCCGCTGCTGAAGGTGCATGTCGTGTTTGACCTGGGCTGGAATGACGCCATGGCAATCGCCCTGGTGCAGCGCCAGGGTTCAGAGCTGCGCGTGATCGAATACATCGAGGACAGCCACAAGACGCTCGACCACTACTCGGCATTGCTGAAGGACAAGCGGTACAACTGGGGCAAGCTGTACCTGCCGCACGATGGCCGCAACAAGGATTTTAAGACCGGCAAGAGCGCCGAGGAAATCATGCAGGCGCTGGGCTGGGATGTCGCCATCACGCCGAGCATGGGCATCGAGGACGGTATCAGGCTGACCCGCATGACGTTTGGCCGGATCTACTTCGACAAGGCCAAGGCCGAGCGCCTGGTGCAGTGCTTCAAGCGGTATCGCCGCTCGATCAACCAGCAGACCAATGAGCCGGGCGGCCCGATGCACGACGAATGGAGCCACGGTGCCGACTGCGGGCGTTACATTGCTGTCAATGCTGAATCCATGAGCAACGAGGATTGGGGCGGAAGTCTCGCATACAAATCAATGGGATACGCATGAAGAAGCCGCACATCAAACTGATTGGCCGCGAAGGTGACGTTGAGTGGTACGAAATCAGCGTAGGCGGGAAACACCCGACATGGCGCTGCCGTATCGGCTCGTTCATGGCCGCGACTGGTGGCAAGTGGCGCGAGCTGGCGCTCAGTCAGGCGCAGTATGTCCAATGCATCTCGACGCCGGCCATTGCACATTAATAACTTGCGGCAACGATATGATATTTCTTGGTGTAAATAGGTATATAATTTAGCCAAAGCAACTAGTGGTATCGTCGCGAGACGCCCCACACCATTATGGCCCGACTGACTGACGACGAGATCCGCACGCTGACCGACGCCGAGATACAGGATGCAACGTCCTTCGTATCCGGCGATATTGCGCGCGACCGCGCCAAGGCCGAATACTACTTCCTCGGCCTGCCGAAAGGCGACCTGTCTCCCCCCGAGATCGAAGGCCGCTCGTCCGTGGTCGATACCACCGTGCGCAATACCGTGCTCGGCATGGAAGCGCCACTCATCAAGACGTTCTGCGGCACCGAGAACGTGGTTGAATTCTCGGAAACCCAGCCCGAGGACGCCGAGAAGGCCAAGCTGGCGACCGAGTACCTGAACTACATCCTGCGCAAGAAGAACCCCGGCTTCCAGATCATCAGCACCTGGATTCGTGATTCCCTGCTGCAAAAGGTCGGCTTCATCAAAGTCTGGTGGGATGACTCGGCCATCGAGTCCACCGAGGAATACCGCGCGCAATCGCCCGAGCAGCTCGCCATGCTGCTGGATGACGACGAGATCGAAGTCACCGCGCAAAAAGCCTACGAGGACGAGGAAGCGGCCAAGGCCAAGCAGAAACAGCTTGAGCAGATGCAGGCGCAAATCGCCCAAGCATTGCAAGCGGTTAGCAATCCGGCCAATGCTGGCAATGGCGACCCTCTGGCGCACGCCCAGCAGATGCAGCAGCAGATGGAAGCATTTGCCGCCCAGCCGGTGCCGATGCTGTACGACATCACCGTCAAACGCACCAAGAGCGGCGGGCGGCTGTGCATCGAGAACGTGCCCTACGACGAGATGCTGGTCAGCCGCAAGTGCAAGCGCATGGACGACGACACGTTCAAGGCGCATCGGGTCATTCGCACCATCGGTTACCTGCGCGCTGCCGGCTACAAGAACGTGGACGACATCGAATCGGACGAATCCGCATGGGTGACGACCGAAGCAACCGAACGCAGCCAGATGAGCGGCGGAAACCAGTCCATGCTGAACTCCGGTTCGCTGGCCGACCCCGACATGCGCGAAGTCTGGATCACCGAATGCTACGTCAAAGCCGACATCGACGGTTCCGGCATTGCCGAGTGGAGAAAGATCGTCCGCGCCGGCAAATCGCTGCTGGAAAACGAGCCGGTGGACGAGAACCCATTTGTGGCGCTGCACTCGATCCCGCTGGCACACCGCTTCTTTGGCATGTCGCCGGCCGATCTCGCCATTCCTGCCCAGCGCCTCAAGACGAGCCTGAAGCGTGCAGCGCTGGACAATATGTATCTGCAAGTCAACGGGCGTTACTTCGCAGTTGAAGGCCAGGTCAACCTCGATGACTTGCTCAACTCGCGCCCCGGTGGCGTGGTCCGCATCAAGAACCAGGGCGCCGTGGGCCGCTTGGATCAGGGCATGGGCGATATTGCCGGCGCCATGTCGATGCTGGAAAACGCCGAGATGGACGCCGAGGAAAGCACTGGCTGGAGCCGTTCGAGCCAGGGCGGCAACGGCCTGCAACTGTCGCAGACGGCCACGCAATCGAACATCATCACCAACCGTGCGGATTCCCGTGTGGAAATGATCTCGCGCACGATGGCCGAGACCGGCTTTACGGACCTGTTCAGGAAGATGTTGCGCCTGGTCACGCAATACCAGAACAAGGCCGAACAGGCCAAGCTGGGCGGCAAGTGGGTCAGCATCGACCCGCGTGAATGGACGAACCAGTTTGATCTGGACATCCATGTGGGTCTCGGCACCGGCAATAAAGATCAACAGGTCCAGCACCTGATGGCGCTCTCCCAGCAGCAGCAGCTCGGCCTGCAAGTGGGCACCACCACGCCGGAAAACGTGTATCACGCGCAAGTGAAATTCGCCGAGGCGCTCGGATTTAAAAATGGTGGCGAGCAGTTCTTCACCGATCCGCAAAAGATCCCGCCGAAGCAGCCGCCGCAAGACCCGGCCATCGTGAAGGCGCAACTGGCCGACCAGCAGCACCAGCGGGATGTGCAACTGAAGGCGCAGCAGTCGCAACTGGAAGCGCAAGCCAAGCAAGCGCAGGCGCAGATGGAAGCGCAGTTAAAACAGTACGAAGTGCAGGTGCAATCCGAAGCGCAGATGCAGACCGACCGCGCACGCCAGGAAAACGAAGCGCAGATGCACGCCCTCAAGGTGCAGTACGAGTCCGAGCTGGCGCAGTTGAAGGAACACAACCGGATGCAGGAACGCGCGCAGGAACTGGCGTTCCAGCAGTACAAGCTGGACAAGGAAATCGACGCCCGCATCGTGATTGCACAGATCACGGCCAAGCAGGCGGCAGATGCCTCGCTGCAAGCTGCCGAAGCCGAATCGAACAAGGACATGGCGAACGATGAGTAAGCCGCTGGAACAACGCATCTATGACGGCGACCAGGCCCGCCTCGTATTGGAAAACGAAGCGTTTGTGCAAGCATTTGCTGACATTCGACAGGAGTACACAAAAGCATGGATGGACTCACCAGCCCGCGACGTGGACGGCCGCGAAAAGCTGTACCTGATGCTCAAGCTGACGGACAAGCTGCAAGCGACCCTCGAAGCGGCGATGACGGACGGGAAGCTGGCGCAGATCGCACTCCAGCATCAAATGAACCAGTTGGCGCGGGACCGCGCCGAGGGCGTGTTGATTGGCTGACCGTGATGGAAGCCGCTCGCGCCGATAGCCGACTGGCAACCCGCGTGTGGTTTCCCGAGGATCGCGGCGCGCACTTTGAACTGAACAACGGCGTGAACTGCGCCGTGCTGATTGGCGAGCCCGCTTATCAGGTATCGAGCGGCGAGATTGTTGCACTCTAATTCCCTCGAATTCGGGGGAATTGGCCGGGACTAAACAGGCATCAAAACCGCTGAAACCCGCATGGGCACTGCATTTGAGGGTGGGCCTAACGGGACGGCAAATCGTAACTTAACTATGGATAATCCTTAAGGAACCCATGCACCCGAAATACTGGAAACGTAAGGCGCTGAACCACGTCTACCGCGACGAAGCCGGCGAAGGCTCGGCTGGCGGTGGTGCCCTCGACATGAACAGCGCCGCAGCCGCATTCGCGAGCTTCAGTGCACCTGTCGAGGAAGCGAAACCCGCCGAGGCAGCGCCAGCACCGACGAGCGAAGAAGCCGCCGCCGAACAGATCGCGCAGGAAGAAGCGAAAGCCGAAGCCGCGCCGGAAGAACAAGCAGACGATTCTGCCGACACCGTCACCATCAAGGTCGATGGCAAAGACGTGCAGATGACCAAGGCCGAACTGGCCGAGCACTACAAGAACGGCTTGCGCCAGGCGGACTACACGCGCAAGACGATGGAAACCGCCGAAGCCCGTAAAGCGGCGGAGGCGGAAGCCAACAAGGCGAAAGCCGAGCGTGATTCTTACGCTGAAAAGTTGCAGCACTTCGCCATTCAGCAGAATGGCACGATCCAGGAGTTGCAGTCTCAACTCACGGAGGAACTGCTGACGAGTGACCCGGTGGAGTACCTGAAGCTGGAGCGCACCTTGCATGCAAGACAAGCGCAACTGCAACAGGCCCAGCAGGAATTGCAGCAGATCGGTTTGCAGCAGAAGCACGAGCAGGAGCAGTCGGCGCAATCCTACCGCGCGCAGCAGCTTGAAGCACTTCAAGCCAAGCTGCCCGAATGGAAAGACCCTGCCAAAGCGAAAGCCGAAGCCGAGCAGATCAAGGACTTCCTCAGCGCGCAAGAATTCAGCGCCGAGGACATTGCGCAACTTGGCGACCACCGCCTGATCCTGCTGGCCCGTAAAGCCATGCAGTTCGACGCATTGCAGGCAAAAGCCCGTGAAGCGGTCAAGAAGGTGCAAGCCGCCCCGGCCAAGGTGGAAAAGCCCGGCAACAGCCAGGTGGCCCCGACCGATGGCAGGACGCGCGCAATGAAACAGCTTGAATCGTCGGGTGGCTCACTGAGTTCCGCCGCCAACGTATTCGCCCAATTTCTGTAATCCATTCATACGCCGCGAGGCGCTAGGAGATCAACATGGCAGCACCAACCAATACCTTCACCTCGGCATCCGCCGTCGGTAACCGCGAAGACCTGGCCGATTTCATCGACCGCATCACCCCTTCGGAAACCCCGTTCTACAGCATGATCCCGAAGGGCAAGGCGACCAGCACCAAGCACGAATGGCAGATCGACGCGCTGCGCACTGCCGGCGCCAACGCCAACACCGAAGGCGACGACACCAACGGCACCGCCGTGGTCCCGACTGCCCGCATCGACAACCGCACCCAGATCCTGAAGGAAGCGGCAACCGTTTCCGGCACCCAGGAAGCCGTCGATAAAGCTGGCCGCTCGTCGGAAATGGCGTACCAGATGGCGAAGAAATCCGCCGAGCTGAAGCTGGACATTGAATACGCGATGACCCGCAACGGCGTGGCCGTCACCAGCGGCGCGCGCCAGATGCGCGGCCTGGTCGGCTGGATGGGCGACAACGTGAATGCCGGCGCCGGTTACGTGGCCCCGAACTACACCACGAACGTCGCGCAGACCGATGGCACCCCGCGTGTCTTCACCGAAGCCCTGCTGAAAGACGTGGCGCAGAAGACCTACGCCGCTGGTGGCCGTCCGTCCGTGCTCATGCTCGGCACGACCCAAAAGCAGACTTTCTCGACCTTCACCGGCAACGCCACCCGCTTCAAGGACGCCGACACCGAACTGGCCGCCGCCATCGACGTGTACCGCAGCGACTTCGGCACCTACAAGGCCGTGGTCAACCTGCAACAGCGCACCCGCGACGTGTTCCTGCTGCAACCGGACAAGTTCTCGGCGGCTGTTCTGCGTCCGTGGACCGTCACCGACCTGGCGAAGACCGGCGACGCCGAGAAGAAGCAGATCCTGATCGAACTGACGCTCGAATGCAAGAACCCGAAAGCGTCCGGCCTGATCGCTGACATTTCGTAATTGTCGCCACTGACCGGGGCTTCGGCCCCGGTTTTCCTATCCAAGCAGGGGAAAGCATGACGCTCAAGACTTTTGCGCCGAGTGGCGCAGCAACCGTAAAAGTGGCTGGCGGACCGACTGCCGGCAACATCGCACTCGACGTGAATTCGTCCGTGGTCCGCGTGTACAACGCCGGTCCAGATGCCGCATATGTCCGCTTCGGCAGTGCATCCGATGCCGCCACCGTCAATGACATTCCGCTGCCCGCTGGTGCGCCGGAACTATTCACCAAGGGCACCGCTGGCTACATGTCGGTCATCACCGACGCCGCCAAGTCGGCCCTGGTCTACGCTACCAACGGCGAGGGCATGTAAATGCCGAAAATCGCCGACCTCGTTTATGAATACACCGCCACCACGGGAACGGGTCCGTTCACGCTGGCCGGTGCCCGTTCCTCGGATTTTCGCACCTTCGCGGCAGCGCATTCGGTTGGCGACACGGTGTATTACAGTATCCGGGGCGGCGGACAGTGGGAAGTGGGCATTGGCACGCTGACCGCATCCAACATCCTGGCGCGCACCACCGTCACGAATGGCTCAAGCGGCCCCGGCGTGGCGGTGAACTTCGCAGCCGGCAATAAGGACATTTACGAAACCCCGCACTCGGGCGCGTATGTCGGCATCGATGAACTGTCGGCCACGTCCACGTTTGACGATGGCGACAAGCTGATCGTGCTGAAGGCGAACGGCACTGTCGCCAGCATCCTGGCCAGCATCGTCAAGGCTGCCTCCACCGGCACGCCACCAGCCACGGGCGACACCACGAACCCTGTGATGTCGGGCAGTCTCACCACCTCGAACGTCACCAGTTCCGGCTACACGATGGCCTGGACGGCGGGCACGGACAACGTGGCGGTCACGGGCTACGAAATCAGCACCGATGGCGGCACGACGTACACCGGCGTCGGCAACGTCCTCACCCGCGACGTGACCGGCGCTGCCGCCTCGACCCTGTACAACCTGCGCGTGCGGGCCTTCGACGCCGCTGGCAACCGCTCGAACGCTCTGAGTGCTACCGTCACCACCAGCGCAGGCGCAACGACGCTGGCGACCAAGTACGCGATGCGCAACACGGACGGCTTGGGTGGCACTGCTGCCGTGCAGTATCCGGCATCCGGCAACATCTCGACCAACGGCTACTACGCCACCAATGTGTCCCTGTACATTCGCGCAGCCAATGGCGCAGCGGCAGGGGCGGCGGAAGTCGTGCAGTGGGCATGGAGCAAGCGCAGCGGCAGCACCCCGGTGCAGCCGGACCTGTCCACCTACACGCAGAACGGCCAGAAGCGCCCGATTGCCCGTCTTGGCGGCTGGACCGACAGCGACACCCCGGCCACCAATGGCTATTACGGCCTGTACGACAACAGCGGCGTCGGCCAGTTGTTCGTGTGGGGCACGGCGGGCACCTATGACCTGTGGCTGTTCTACTCGGACGGTTCCGCTGAACCTTACGACAACGGCACCGGCACGCCGGTCGGACTGGTGCTGACGTAATGCCGATCCTCGTCAACGCGAAAGGGCAATACATCCTCGCGGGCGCGCGGGGATTCATCTCCGTCAACAACGGCACCAGCGTGGTCGTCACGCCGCCGACCGATCCGCTCGTTGACGATACCGTGCCTGGCGGCACCAGCGGCACCACGAGCCTGACGCTGGCGGATTTCTATTCGTCGCACCAGTACGCGCGCCCTGTCATCCAACGCTCGGCCCTGTCGATGGCCGATGCGGGCGGACCGTGGGGCGATGTGCCGGTGCTGTTCGCCTTTGCGGGCACGCAGCCCGCCTACCCGCAAGCGCGCGTCGTGAAGGCGGCGGACGGCACGGCGGTGACGGGCTGGAAGAACCTGACGAACCTGTCTGTGGTGGGCAACAACATGCTCGGCACGCTCCCTAAAGTGCCGCAGGGCGGGTATTACCTGCTGCAAGTGCGCGACGGCCAGAAGACCACCGTATCGTCCAATGGCGCAAAGTCGTGGGGCGTGGGCGTGGTCGTGCTCGCGGTCGGGCAGTCGAACATGCTCGGCACCCTGGCGGCGGGCAGTTACGCCGACCCGGTGCCGGTCGATGGGGCCAGCGAATACGATTACTGGATGGCGGGCAAATCCGGTGGCACGCAGTTCGGCACCTCGGGCTACATCCATCCGAACAACGGCACGCCAGGCGGCGGCAGCTCGGTCGATCCGCTGGGCGGTGGCGTGCTGTCCACCATGCGCATCGTCGCGGCCCGGCTCACGGCAAAGTACGGCAAGACGGTCCCGGTCGGCTTCGTGCCGTGGGCGTTCAGTGGCAAGAGCATCGGCGAAATGTCGCCCGATGGCGCGTACTCGACGGTCCTGTTCAACGGCTCGGGCACCACCGCCAACAGCATCGGCATGAAATCGCCCGGCAACATCTTCGGCGGCGACTTCGAGATCATGGCCTGGCACCAGGGCGAAACCGGCACCGAAACCTATGCGCAGTACCTGCAAGCCCTGAAGGATATCTACACGAACATCTTGGCGCGTGTGACCCGCTTCGGCAGGGATGCCAGCAGCCTGTGGTTCCTGCCTGCGGTGCTGGGCGTGTACGCCGATGTGACGCTGATCGAATCGCGCCGCAAGGCGGTGCTGGACTTCGATGCCTACGCGCGGGCCAACAACTGGCCGAAGGTGCGCGCCGGCTGGAATTGCCTCGACCTCGACCCGGTGGACGGCGGCGACGGCCTGCACTTCCAGGATGTCAGCGGCGGGAACAGCTACCGCAAGTGGAGCGCACGGCGCATGACGCAAGCCATCCTGTACGCCCTCGGCTGCTCGACGTTCACCGGGCTTGGTCCGAAGATCAGCGGCATCACCCGCGCCGGCAACGTGCTCACGGCCACCGTGGCGCATGACGGCGGGTCCAATCTCGTCGCACGAAAGCCGGGCCAGCCGATCACCGGCTGGAGCGTCAAGGACAACGGTGGCAACACGATCACGGCCACGGTCGCCATCGCGTCCAGCACCACCATCACGCTGACGCTCTCGGGCTCGCCCGTGTACCCGGTGCAGGTCCAGCACGGCGGCGGCATCCACCCCGATGTGACGAACCTGATCGTGGACGACAAGGCTTATCCCGAAGGCTGCACCGGCACCGATCTGCTCACCAACGGGCGCCCGATCCTGCCCACTCCCGATCCCATCGTAGTCAACTAAGGCGCGTATGGCTCTCGACAACCTGATAGTGAAGTTCGGCCCGACAGGTTCCCCGCAGACTGTCACGCTGGCCGAGCAACTGTATGCCGCCCTCCCGGTGGGTTTTGGTTCCGTCACGCAGGAGCGTTGGCGCAGCAATCCGATCACGGTTTCGGGGATCGTCTTTACCCTGTTCCCCGGCATGGATTCGGATGGCCGTGCCGATTGCTGGATCTATGCCGCGTACAAGGAAGCCGCGACCGCCAACACGGACGCGGGCGAAAACCGCCAGTTCGCCAGCGTGGACCTGCAAATCACGCTCAATGGCACGCCGCAGAACCTGTTCGGCGCCGGCACCACCTACAGCTACGACCACCAGCGGGCCACGTGGCTGCGCTGGCAATCGGGGGCACTGGCGTGGGATACCTCGTCCTCGTTCATCAATGCCAGAATCGCCGATGGCACCTTCCTGCGGCACGATTCGCGCAACGTGTTCGGTTCGCAGGAAAACAATTATTTCACGGACCTGCCGACCGATACCACGTACCAACCCTTTAAAGCGTTTGCGACCTGGGACCAGATCGGATCGATTGGCGACTCCCCGCGTAAATCGGTGGGTGGCGGCGAACGGACCTCGATTGGCCCGGCCCATGAATGGATGGCACGCTTGATCTCGGAAGTGGGCACCAACAACAACCCGTCCTGGCTGACCGCTGGGCGCTTGCAGGTGCTGCGCAACCTCGCGGACAGCGCGGGCCAGTTCCCGCATGCGTCCGGCCTGTTCGAGCCGACTTCGGGCCGCCTGCTCGATCCCTCCGTGAAACCGCACTGCTCGAACAACAATCCAACGGCGTGGTACACCGCGACCGGCATCCCGCAGCCTGGGGGAGAAGGAACGAGCTTGCAGGACGGGCAGTACGACAACGCCCACCCCTACAACAAGTTCAGCTTTCAAGCTTACCACCTGTCGAAAGACCCGTTCCACCTGCTGCAAGTGCAGGGGCAGGCGATTGCCGCCCTCACGTACCAGAGCCTGTACGGCAACACGCGTGGGGCGGATGGCAAGACGCTGTGCATCGGGGCCGACCAGGAGCGCGGCAACTGGTGGGGCTTGCAAACGCTGATCCAGGCATGGCACGCGACCCCGAGCGGCACGATGCCGAAACCGTTCCGCGACAAGGCGTGGTTCGCCACGGCGATTGACAACACCTTGCAGTGGATTCGGGACAAGTGCATCAGCAGCACGACGCACCAGGCATCCGGCGTGGTGGGCGAGGCAATGCGGTTCTGGCGCGCCACCTGCGACATGGGCGAATCCATCGACGCGACCTATGCCGCCTCGACCCACTTCCAGGAAGACTACGGCCACATCGTCTTGGCGCATGCCCTGATGCTCGGCTACAGCGGTGCGCGCGACGTGGCGGAATGGCACATCGTCAACCTGCAACGCCGGCTGGACCTCGGCGGCAACTGGTATCTCAATGATCCGGCATTCGCGGACGCAACCGGGCGCCTGTACTACGCGATGGGGCCGAGAACGGGGACCCTGCCGTATTCGGACACGGCAAGCTACAAGACGTGGTATCCGTCGAAAACAAAGTACGTGACCGGCAGCGTCAATGCCGATGCGTGGTCTCTCGACTACGGGCGCGACACGTATTTGTTCCTGGCGGCGGTGAACGTCAACAAGGAAGCGGCCCGTAGAGGCTTGTTCACGCCCGGCTTTGACCTGGCGGCGGCGGAAAGCGCGGTGAAATCGAGGCACGTTCCCCCGTACACGAATTCCGGCAGCGGCGCACCGCTGAACTACACGGTGTATGCCAAGCAGTATTACAGCTACCCGGACGGGGCCACAGTGACGCCGCCCGGTCCGACGCCGAGCGCCAGCCGCTTGACGTTCTTCGGTGGCGCGCAAGGCTCGTTGCCGCAGGGGGTGCAGTGGATGGAGCAGGTCGTTCAGTTAATCGCGCGTAAAGGCCGGATGCGGTCGCGCTCAAGGAGATAAGCAATGTCCAATCCGACCCCGAAGAAAAAAGGCCGCTCGCGTTCGCGTGGACGCCGCTGAAAATATCCCGCCGAGCAATATTCGGTGGGATAATAATGCCTAACAGCAAATAAACACGGAGCACCATTTGGCCCATCTGGATACCACATTCAAGACTGAGGATGACCGCCTGTATGTGGGGCGCTCGCAGGACTGCACCACCATTGCCGAGTACGCCAAGGCGCTGCACAACGAAGGGCATCATGGCTCCAGCGAAATGCGCCACGCGGCCAAGATCCCGCTCGTCATTGTCGAGAAATACTGCAACGACAAGGGCATCACGTTCGAGGAATTCATGGCCGACGACAAGCACCTGAAATACGTGGTCGAGCATCCCGACAATGCCATGTTCAGGATCTGGAAGGGTCGTATTTGACCGTGCAGTAACAAGAACAACTCTATCCGCCGTGATGGCGCTGGAAAGGATTACCCCACATGCAACGACGCGAAGACAACGTCGCCGCCCGCCTCAACGGCAACGCCCTGCAACCGCTGTCGGACGTGTCGATCACCGTCACCGACGACAAGACCGGGCTCCCTGCCTCGCTGTATTCGGACAATGGCGTCACGCCGCTGGCACAGCCTTTGATGACCGACAACAACGGTTACTACGGCTACTATGCGGCGAATGGCGAGTACACGGAAACGTTCACCAGCCCGCGCATTGCCAGCTTTACCCGCAAGACCGTGCTCGCCGATCCGGACGACAATCCGCACGCCACGAAAGCCGAGCTGGCGGCGGGTTCCGGTTCGTCGCTGGTGACGTTCACGCAGGCGGGAACGGGCGCTGTTCCTCTGTCGCTGCAAGGCGTATTGCGTGAAGCTGTCAGTGCAACGCAGTATGGCGCAAAAGGCGACGGCGCAACCGACGACACGACCGCGATTATGGCAGCGATCAATGCCAATCCGGTTGTGTGGCTACCACCCGGCAAAACTTACCGCGCCAATACGCTTCCCATCCCATCCAACCGCCGCTTGATCGTTGACGGCATCCTGAAACGCATCGACAACGCTCCGAGCGACAGCGCCATGATCGTCAACGCCAGCGGCGCGGCAGGGGACAGCAACATCGTCATAACGGGCGCGGGCGAACTGGACGGCAACGCGGCCAACCAGAGCGGCGACCGTCAAGGCCTGATCCGCTTTCAGAAACCGACCGATTGCAGCGTGTCCGTGCGCCGTGCGGGGAATAACAAGTACGGCAGCGGCCAGCCGGTCGTGGCTGGCGTGGGCTGCATCGTGTTCATCGATGCTACCCGCTGCAAGGCGCATGACATCCGTCTGAACCTGTGGCAGCGCGAAGGCATCTACTTCGACGGCGCCTCGGTGGAATGCACGATCCAGCGTATCCAGGCGCTCGGCGACGGTGCGAATGGCTGGTCTGCCGTGTCGATCAGCGGCGCGGGCGCGATTGGCAACAAGATCCTCGACATCACCGCCAACAACTGCGGCGCCACGTCCGTGGTGCTCGATTCGACCTACTCGCAGGCCGACAACATCGTCAGCCGCAACAACCAGTTTAATAACGGCATCAATTTTGGTCACACGGGCAAGCCGGCATCGTGGTCGCGCGCATCGAACCTGACCGTTATCAATGCGGGCCAGGCGGCAACATCCGGCACGAGCCATTGCGGCGTTCAGGTCGGCGGCGGCACCACCGATTTTGACCTGTCCAACGTGACGGTCAGCGGGGCTTATAACCACTGCATCCAGATCAGCGACAGCGCCACGCGCGTTCAGTTGGGCGGCAAGAACCGCCTCACCGGTGCGCAGCATGGCTCTGGCGTGAACGCCTTTGGTGCGGATCAGGTACGTATCGCCGGCACCACGGCCACGGGCAACAGCGATTATGGCGTGAACCTGAATGCCGCCAACGACAGCAGCGTGATCGACAGCGACTTGCGCGGCAATACCATCGGCGGGTTCAGCGGCACGGGTTCGCGCGTCATGGTGCGCAATACGCCATTGTCAACCGATGCCGTGGTGGGCTCGATCAACGTGGCCGGATTCGCTGCCGGGGCCTCGACCACGATCAGTAACGCCAACGTGGCCGCCTTCTCGTCCGCCGTGAACATCTTCCCGCGCAACGCCACGGCTGCTGCCGGCCTGCCCTTTGTGTCGAACAAGACCGCCACAGGTTTTACGCTGACCGTGGTGAATGCGGTGGCGTCCGCAGGCGGCCCGCATAACGTGTCGTACGAGATCCTGTGAGGATGCCATGACGATCATTGCCCAAACCATCGCCAGCGCCTCGAAACGCGATTATGCCTGGCTGCTGTCCGCCCTGTCGCGCTGGAGCGGCAACCGCACGGACCTGACGGACCTGCTACCGGATTTTGTCATGCTGGCCGAGAAGCGGCTCAACGCCGACCTCGAATCGCGCCATCAGGAAACCGTGATCGGCCTGCAAACCGAAGCCGGGATTGCCACGGTCGCGGTGCCAGTCGATACCGCCGAGATCCGTTCGCTGTCGATTGCCGGCAGCGGCTCGCTCGACTACTACGCGCCTGACCTGTTCAACGACCGTTTTACCAACCTCACGCCCGGCCAGCCGCGCGCCTACATGGTCGTGGGGCCGTCGATCTACCTGGCCCCGGTGCCGGATGGCGTCTACACGCTCAGCCTCGCCTACCGTGCGTATGTGCCGCCGCTGGCCGATTCTGCCGGGACTAATTGGCTGATCGAAAGCTTCCCCAACCTTTATCTGGCGGCGGCGATGGTGGAGCTGTGCGGCTACACGAAAAACCGCGAAGACCGCGCCGAGTGGGAACAGAAATACGCCATCGCGCTCGATTCGGCCAACCGCCCCGACTGGACCACGGCGGCCAGCATGGTCGTGCGCAGCGATAACCAAGGAGTCTAAAAGTGGCCGTAGAAACCCCGATCAATACCATTGCCGACCTGAATCCGGCCTGGCCCACTGGCGGCGAAGCCAAGAGCGCAGGCGACGACCACCTAAGAAACATCAAGGATTCGATCAAGAAGACCTGGCCGAACGTCAATGCCGTGGTGAACGCGACCGCTGCACAGTTGAATCTCTTGGTCGGCAAGACAGACGTGGCAACGGCGGCGGACATCGCGGCGGCCACCCTGTCGGCCTCGATCCCCGGCGTGAACGACCCGGCCAACGTGGACAAGTTCCTGAAGGGCGGCGGCATCTGGTCCAGTGTTGACCTGCGCGGCGCACCGACCACCAACAAGGGCAATTCGGGCACCACGGCGCAAGTGATCGACTACGCGGCGGGCGAGGGGCAGACCCTGACGATTACCGGCTCGTGCTCGATCACGACGACTGGCTGGCCCGCGAACCGGCTGGCCGGCGTGCTGCTGCGGATCGTGAACGGTGGCGCGTATGCGCTGACCTCGACCGGCATTACGTGGATCAAGGCGGACGGCTCGGAAACGACGACCTTTGCCTCATCCGGCATCACCTTGAAATCGTCGGGTACGGACCGGCTGGCGCTGTTTTCCTACGGCGACGGCATCGTGTACGGGAAGGCGGCGTAATGGCGCCGTGGCTGCTCGCGCTCATCACGGGCCAACGGAAACTGGTGACGCAGACCTTTACCAGCAATACCACGTTCACGGTGCCGTTCGGCGTGTCGAATCTGGAAACGGTCAGCGGCTACGGCGCGGCGGGTTCGCCAAGCTCGTATAACGGCGATGTCAGCCGCAGCGCGATTGTCACCTATGTCCACGGCATTGCCAGCGCGACCGTGTACTCGACTGCTGGAGATATCTCGTGGAACTCGGTGCAGGGCGAAGCGGTCGGCGCGGGTGCAGCCATCTCGTCCACGCCGTCGGGCGGCACGTATGGCGGCTCGGATTATGTGTACAACCCGACCACCCATTCGTATAGCTATAGCCTGACCTTTGTCAGCTGGAGCAATGCCATTCCCGGCTCGGCGTCCGTGTCGAACAGCGCCGGCTGGAAGTCATCCGGCGCCATTGTTGACGGCGATTACGGCACGTCCAGCGTGAACTGGCTGGAATACGGCACGACCACGCCGGCCACCACGGGCGCAAGTGCAACGGGCTTCGGCAAGACCTTCCCTGGCGGCACGGGCGGTCCCGCGACGACCACCAGCTTTGCGAATGTCGCCGTGACTGGCGGGTCGAACTACAGCATTGTCGTCCCGGCTGGCGGCTCGCTCACCATTTCCTACTACCGATAAATGCCCAACAAGATCCCTTTTAATCAAGCCGGCGCGGTCGGCGTCATCAAGGATTTGACGGCCAGCGAACTGCCGGCCAATGCCTGGTCCGACGCCAGCAATATCCGTTTTATTGATGGCGCGGCGATGCAGTTCCTTGGTTACGGGCAAGTGTACTTGACCCCGCCCTTTGCGCCGCAGTACCTGATGCCGGCCAACGTCGGCGCGGCCCGCTACTGGATCTACGCCACGGCGGGCAAACAGTACGCGGTGTCGAACGCTTCGGGCGCCTCGGTGCATACCGACATCAGCCATGCGACAAGCCGTGTCGGATCGGTGAATAGCTGGTCCGGCTGCGTGTTCGGCGGCATCCCCGTGCTCAATGCAGGCGACGGCAAGGCGCCGATGTACTGGGACCAGAACCTGACGCACAAGTTCCAAGATTTGCCCGCATGGCCTGCCTCGACCTCGTGCAAGGTCATCCGCCAGTTCAAGAACCTGCTGGTGGCGCTGAACATCACGAAATCCGGGACTTCGCTGCCGTACATGGTGAAGTGGAGTTCGCTGGCGGTGGCGGGTTCGCTGCCGACCACCTGGAACGAAGCGGACGCCACGCAGGATGCGGGTGAGTTCGACCTTGCCGAAGGGCAGGATGCGATTGTAGACGGTCTCGGGCTCAAGGACTCGCTGATCGTCTACAAGGAATCGAGCACCTGGGCCATCGACTACATCGGCGGCGCGTTCGTCCTGAAAAGCCGCAAGGTGAGCGGCATGTCGGGCTTGCTAAACATGAACTGCGCGGTGGAATTCGATGCGGGCTTGTCGGCGCTGCACTTCGCCGTCACCGGCTTCGATGTCGTCATTCACGATGGCTACACGGCGCAATCGGTGCTCGACAAGAAGGCGCGCCGGTTCTTCTTCCAGAACATCGACGTGGAGAACAAGAACAAGGTCTTTGTCTTCAAGAACCCGTTCGTCAACGAGATCTGCGTGGCCTATCCCACCATCGGCTCGGATACGTGTAATGCCTGTTTGGTCTATAACTTTGTCGATAAAACCGTGTCGTTCCGCACCCTGCCGCGAGTGAACCACGCGGCGTTCGGCCCTGTGGACAACTCGCTGGCCGGCAACTGGAACCAGGACAGCGACCCGTGGAGCACGGATCTCACCGCCTGGAACGGTCCCGACTACACGCCGGACGTGGCGCGCGTGATGATGGGCAGCGCCGACACCAAGCTGTACCTGCTGGACGCCTCGGCCAGTTTTGATGGTGCGCTGCCGTCCGCGTATCTGGAGCGCCGCGGCCTGCACTTCGATGCGCCGGACAGGATAAAACTGGTGTCGCGCATCCGTCCCCGGCTGTCGGGCAACAAGGGCGGCACCGTGATCGTCAAAGTGGGCGGCGCGATGAATGCGGACGATGAGCCGGTCTGGCAGACCAGCGCCTACACCATCGGCCAATCGTCCACCTGTGACCTGATCGTCTCGGGCAGGTTCATTGCGGTCCGCTTCGAGACGGGTTCTGCATTTAGTTGGCGGCTGGATAGCCTCACGATGGAAATTTCTGACGCCGGGGAGCAGTAGATGAAACCAACGAATACGGCAGCGAGCAGCTACCAGCCCGCCGACCCGCCGAGCGACCCGGCGCAATTGCAGAACTACCTGCGTGCCGAGCTGGCGAAGCTGAAGGCGGCAGTCGATGCCGTGGCCGAAGGCTTTGCGCCCGTGGTGTATGCCTACCCGGCCAAGCCGCGCGAGGGCATGCTTCGCAATTTCGACGGCACATCAGTTAATCCCGGCAGCGGGGCAGGTTTGTACCGTTACAACGGCTCGGCCTGGATATTTCTAGGCTGAAATAGCATTACAATACGGAAATAGAAAAAGGAGTCAAACATGGGGCTGTTGAGTGGAATTCTGAGCGCCGCCGCGCCGATTGCGGGCACGATCTTCGGCGGGCCGATTGGCGGGGCGATTGGTGGCGCGGTGGGCGGTTTGCTGGGCAGTGCGGGGCAACCCAAGAACCTGACGCAAACCAGCCAGCAGCAACTGGACCCGCGCATCGACAAGATGCTGTTCGGCCAGAACGGCACGGGCGGCCTGCTCGACAAGTACCAGGGCTACCTCGACCAGCCGCAGAACCCGGCGCTGCAAGGTTATGGCAAGGCGGCGGGCGACTACCTGAACGCCTACGGCGCGCAGGACATGGGGGCGATGCGCGACACGGCCAATCGCCTGATGGGCGGCAATGGCGCGGCGCTGGCGAGCATTCCCGCGTATGCGGTGGGCAACCAGGTGCAGGCCCCCGGCCAGAACAACATCGACCTCACCGGCTCCTACAACAGCCTCGTCAATGGCGAAGCGGGCAACAACCCCTACCTGACGGGTGCGATCCAGAAGGGCATCAACCAGTCGAGCAACGCGTTCGGCAACATGGTGACGGATGCGAAAGCGGCGACCCAAGACGTGCTGGGCTCGATCCGTGGCAACTCGGTGCTGTCGGGCCAGTACGGCGGCTCCCGTCAAGGGCTGGCGGAAGGCAAGGCCATCGAATCGATGAATACCCAGCTTGGGCGCGCGGCCTCGCAGTTCGGCCAGAACAATACGGACGCGGCGGTGGCGGCGCAGGCCGGCGCGTACAACATGGACCGCGACCGCCAACTGGCGGCCACGCAGGGCTTGGGCGCGCAGCAGTACAACGTGGCGGGCCAGAACGCAGCCACCAAGAACGCCGCCGAGTTCATGAACGTCGGCAACGCGGTGGATACTTCGAAGTTCAACGCCGGGACCGTCAACAGCGTCAATGCGCAGAACACGGGGGCGGCGCTGGGCGGTGCTGGCCTGCTGGGCGGCATCGGTTCGCAAGCCTACGGCACGGCGCAGAACGCGGACAACGCGGGCATCAATCGCGCCACGCAGGTGAATGGCCTGCTGGCACCGTACATGACGGCAAATCAAAGCTCGACCAATACGCAGCCGCTGTACCAGAACACGGCGGGCAATGTGCTGGGCGGGGCGATGGCGGGTCTTGGCCTGTACAACCAATTCAAAGGCATGGGCGGACCGCAGGGCGGGACTTCGATGTTCAACGTGGGCAGTTCGGTGGACAACATGGCAGGGACCATCGGCAACCAGCGCATGCCGATCAACCTGCCGGGCCTGCTGGGCTAAGGAGAAATTATGGGATTACTCGACCAGTTCGCCGGCATGTCGCCGGAACAGAACCAGGGGCTGCTGGCGGCAGCGGCGCAGATGTTGCAGGCGTCGGGGCCGTCGCTGCGCCCGACCAGCTTCGGGCAAGTGCTGGGGCAGGGTATCGGCACCTACCAGCACGCCATGACGCAGGCCGAAGAACTGGCGCAACGCAAAGCCATGTTCGAGCAGGCGCAGGCGCTGAACGGCTACAAGCTGAAGGATGCCGAAAGCGACCTCAAGAACCAGGAAATGCTGCGCGCCCGACAGGCACAGATTCAATCAGAACTGCTGGGCGGTGGGCAGGGTGTCGCAACGCCGATGCCCACGCCGCAATCGGCAGGGGCGATGTTCTCCGGTGCAATGGCTGGGCAGATGCCGCCGCCACCGCCACCGCAAGCGCCGCAAGCCGCATCCGCCCCGACCAATCCGAACGAAGCGGCAGCACAGCGCCTGATGCGTGAAGCCGAGGTCTATGCCAAGTATGGCGACTTTGACGGCGCAAATAAACGCTATGAAGCGGCGGCGAAACTGCAGCCGAAGTACAGCACCGACTTCCGCCAGGCACGCGGCGAAGATGGCAAGCTGCACAATTACGTGCTGGGCGACAACGGGACATGGAAGGAAACCGGCCTGGGTGTCGCGCCGAACATGACCGAAGTGGACCTGAGCGGCTCGAAGATGTTTGTTGACAAGAACAACGTCAAGGACGGTCAGACCTACCAGAAGACGATGAGCTTTGCCGACCGGCAGTCTGCCGCGCGACTGGCGTTCGACAAGAGCCAGGCCGATGCAGGCGGGCTCGGGCCGTTGACGAAAGAGGCGGTTGATAACGCGGCGGCTCGATACAACTTCGATGGCACTCTGCCGCCGATGGGCATGGGTAAGGCGGCAGCGGCAGGCCGTTCCGCGATCCTGAACCGGGCGGCGGAAATGAAGGCGGGCGTGGCGCCGGATGACCAGCGCCGCGAACAGCTCGTCAACCGTGGCGACGTGGCTGCGCAAACCGCCTCGGTGCGTTCGTTCGCTACCGGCAAGGATGGGCAGGCGGTGCAGTCGGCGAATACCGCGCTGAACCACCTCGACACGATCCGCAAGCTGGCGGAAGCACAAAAGAGCGGCGATGTGCGGGCGTTCAACGCGGCGGCCAGGTCGCTGGGCGCACAGTTCGGCTCGGCGGCACCGACGAACCTGAACGCGGCGCTCATCATGGTCGCGCCGGAAGTGTCGAAAGCGGTCATCGGTGCAGGCGGCACCGGGCATGAGCGGGACGAGGCGATCAAGGCGCTGAACCCGAATGGCTCGCCGGACCAGATCATCGGCGCTACCGACACCATGCAAGAACTGTTCGGCGGCAGGCTGACCGAAGCGCGCCGCACCTACGAGCGCACCACCAAGAAGAAAGATTTTGATTCGATGCTGTCGCCGGCAGCGCAGGCGGTGCTGGGCCGCGCGCAGCAGCATGGCGCAGCACCAAGTGTCGAGTCGATCCCGCAGGCGGCCAAGAGCTATCTGAAGATGAATCCGAAGATGCGCGACCAGTTCGACGCCAAGTATGGCGCGGGCTCGGCGGCTGCCGTACTGGGGAAATAATGGCGAATCCTTTTGACCGTTTCGACCAGCAGGAAGCATCCGGCAACCCGTTCGACCGCTTCGACAGCACGGCCAAGCCAGAATCAAAGAAAGAAGCATTGGCATGGTCCGATGTGCCGGGCAAGGCGGCAAAGAACCTGCTGCCCTCTGCTGGTAACTTCCTGTCGGGCATCGGGCAGGCCATCGCGCATCCGGTCGATACCGCCCTCAGCGTGGGCAATATCGGCTATGGGGCGATCCGGGGAGCGGTGCCGGACTCGGTGGGCAAGCTGATGGACCGCATCGACGGCACAGCCAACAATCCGCAGGTGGCCGCCGTTACCGGCAATGCCCGCGAACAGACAGGGCAGGCTGGGCAGTTCTTCAAGGACCGCTACGGTTCCGCCGAGGGCATCAAGAACACTTTGGCAACCGATCCGGTGGGCGCGGCATCCGACCTGTCCACCGTCCTGACGGGCGGCGCAGCACTGGCCGGCAAGCTGCCGGCGCTGGCTGGCGTGGCCCGGCGCGTGGGTGCCGTGGGCGATATGGTCAATCCGGTATCGATGGCGGCCAAAGGCGTCAGCAAGGCCGCGCCCGTGGTCGGCAATGCCACGGCTGGGCTGATCGGCGGGCTTGGCACGCATACCGGCGCCGAGTCGATCAAGGCCGCTTACGGGGCGGGCAAACGCGGCGGCACTACCGCTGAAACCTTCGCCGACAACATGCGCGGCAATGTCTCGATGACCGATGTGCTCGATGATGCCAAGGCGAATATCGAAGCGATGGGCCGCGCCAAGTCCGAAGCCTACCGGCAGAACATGTCGGCGGTACGTTCCGATAACGCGGTGCTGTCATTCGATGGCATCGACAATGCCGTGGCCGATGCCTTCAAGACGGCCACATTCAAGGGGCAAGTCAAGAACACCAAGGCGGCGCAGGTGCAGCAGGACATCGCTTCCGCCATCGATGAATGGAAGGCGCTCGACCCGACCGAATTCCACACGCCCGAAGGACTGGACGCCCTGAAACAGCGCATCGGCGGCATCGTGGAATCGGTGCCGTTCGAGCAGAAGACCGCGCGGCTGGTGGGCGACAAGGTGTACCACGCCATCAAGGCCGAGATCATCAAGCAGGCCCCGGTGTACGCCGACACCATGAAGGCGTATTCGGAAGCCACCGACCAGATCCGCGAAATCGAGCGCGCGCTGTCGCTGGGGAAAAAGGCGTCGGTCGATACCGCCATGCGCAAGCTGCAAAGCCTGACCCGCAACAACGTCAACACGAACTATGGCAACCGCCTGAGCCTGGCGCGCGAGCTTGAACGGCAGGGCGGGCGCGAACTGATGCCGGCACTCGCAGGACAAGCTTTGTCGAGCTGGACCCCGCGCGGGCTCGGTGGCGCAGTCGCTGGCGGTCTCGGCATGGGCGGCTATGCGCTGGGCGGCATGGGGGCGGCAATCCCGGCGCTGGCGGTGCAAAGTCCGCGCCTGATGGGCGAAGCGGCACTCGGTGCGGGGCGTGTTGCAGGCGGCGTGGAATGGGGCGCGGGCAGGGTTGGCGGGCTGCTCGATCAAGCCGGACTCGACCCGAGTGTGACGGCAAACATACTGTTCCAGATGGGCAGGCTTCCACCGCCCAGCCAGTAACAACAAAAATGCCGCAATTCAATAGAAAAGCGGCATTTTTTCCGTAATACGCATTACAATTGATTTTGAACAATAAACATGGAAACCCCACGAATGGATCAGCACATCCGGCATTTTCTTGACGTATTAGCCGCCGGTGGCGCGCTGGCAAGTTTCTTCGGATTGCTCCAGCCCTTGCTGGCCGTGATTGCCTCAACCCTGTCGATCATCTGGCTATCCATGCAGTTATACGACCGTCACCAACGCCGACTCGCCGACAAACTGACCGCCAAGGAATAGTACATGGATCGCGCCAAGCTCGCCGCACAATTGACCGCCGATGAAGGAAAACGTTACCGGGTCTATACCGATAGCGTCGGGAAATTAACTTGCGGCGTCGGGCGCAACATCAGCGACCGCGCCTTCAGTGACGACGAGATCGCCCTCATGCTATCCAACGACATTGCCGGGGCCGAGCGCGACCTCGACCGCAATCTGCCGTGGTGGCGCACCATGACCGAAGCCCGAATGCAGGCGCTTTGTAACATGTGCTTTCAATTGGGCATCGACCGATTGCTCGGTTTCAAGAATGCCCTGACCCTGCTGCACTTCGGGCGCTGGGATGCCGCCGCCGATGCTTTTCTCGACAGTAAGTGGGCCTCGCAAGTGCCTCAGCGCGCAAAGCGCGTTACCGACCTGATCCGCAAAGGAGAGTTCTGATGCTTGAACTCATCCCACTCTTGGGCAACCTGCTGGACCGGATCTTCCCCGACCCGAAAGCCGCTGCCGAAGCCAAACTCGAAGTCATGAAGCTGGCGCAGTCGGGCGAGCTGGCGCAATTGAACGCCGATGTGCAACTGGCGACCGGGCAAATGGAAGTCAACAAGGTGGAAGCGGCCAGCAGCGACCCGTTCACCAGCCGCGCACGCCCCTTCATCCTGTGGATTTGCGGCTTCTCGCTGCTCTACGCGGCACTGGTTGAGCCGTTCGCGCGCTTCGTCGCCACGGTCCTGCTGCATTACACCGGGCCGTTCCCGGTCGTTGACACCACCATCACGCTGCAAGTACTGCTCGGCTTACTCGGCTTGGGCGGCCTACGGACCATTGAACGCATCAAGGGGAAAGCATGAAACGTAACGAGGGAATCGGAGTTGCAGAAGGCATCGGCGGCGCGTAAAGGATAACGTGAAGATCCTACTTCTAGACATCGAGTCGAGCCCCAATTTGGCCCATGTGTGGGGCTTGTGGGAACAAAACGTAGGACTGAGCCAGCTACTGGAGCCGGGGTACATGCTCTGCTGGGCCGCGAAATGGCTCGATGAACCGGCAGGCTTCTTTGCCTCAATCGAGCATCACGGCAGAGAGGCGATGGTCAAAGCCATGCATGAACTGATGCACGAAGCGGATGCCATCGTCACCTACAATGGCCGCCGCTTCGATGAGCCGACGCTCAACAAGGAAATGCTGCTCTCCGGCCTGGCGCCACCTTCCCCCTCCAAATCCGTTGACCTGTTCCGGGTCGTCAAATCTTCCTTCAAATTTCAGAGTTATAAACTCGACCACGTTGCCCAGCAGCTCGGCCTTGGCACCAAGGAAAAGCACCAGGGCCACGAACTGTGGATCAAGTGCATGGCCGGCGACCCGGAAGCCTGGGAAGTCATGAGCCGCTACAACATCCAGGACGTGAAGCTCCTCGAATCGCTGTTCCACCGCCTGCGCCCGTGGATTCGCAGCCTGCCCAACGCAGGCCTGTACAACCCGGACACCGCCGAAGTCTGCCCGAAGTGCGGCCACGGCACCTATCAACGCCGGGGCGTGGCGCATACCAATACCTGTTCCTACCAGCGTTTCCAGTGCAATCGCTGCCAGGGTTGGTTTAGAAGCACCCGCAACATCGGCCCGCGTGCGGGTAAAAAGTTCGCCAACATAAGCTGACCATGACCCGCAAAACCCTGCAACAAGCCGCTGCCGACCGCCGCAAGATGATGCTGGCCGAAAAGCCCTTAGTCCCCGATGGCTTCTGCCACTATTGCGGGTGGGTTGTCCCCAAACTGGCCCACTGGTGCTGTTCGTCCTGTGCAGTCGAGTTCTCGAACGAGAAGGCGGCGCTCAACACCTGAGCGCCGTTCGTTGATCCACTCGAATTGATAAAAGCCGCGACGGTCTGCACCGCGCGGCTGTTTGTCGTGATCCGTCACGTTATTTATGAATGCCATAATAAAGAGGCCGCATGGTGAGACATGCGGCCCCCGTGGGAATCTGCTGAATCAGAGCAGATAACAAGTGCTGCTATCACCCGCGCACCGCAGGCTCATTTTCCCTGTCATTTAGCCCTGACAGGCACCCGATAGCTAGATGTAGAAGGGGCTTGTGTCCCAATG